TCCTCGAACTTCATGCGATCCGCGAGGCGGGCGAGTGGGACGACATGGACGCGGAGACGCGGCTCGCGTTGTTCGAGCGGTTCGTCTCCGTGCTCGTGCTCGAAGATCGGAGCCGCATGGTGCTCCACGAGTACGAGAAGCGCATCCTCCGCGACTTCTTCGGCGGCGCGCGCGAGACGCTCGTTCTCATCCCGAAGAAGAACGGCAAGACCACCCTCATCGCGGCGCTCATCATCTTCCACGTGCTCGTCGTGTACGACGCGTACTGCGTGGTCGCAGCGGCGTCAATCAAGCAGGCGGGCACTCTGTACCGGCAGGCCGTAGGGTTCATCCGGCGCTCCGGGCTCGGCGAGCGCGGCTCCGGCGAGAAGGGCAAGAACTTCGTCATCCGGCAGGGCACGCGCGAGATTCGCACCGGATACGACGAGGGGCTCATTCAAGTCCTAGCGGCCGACGCGGACACGGCCGACGGCGTGATCCCGACGCTCGCGATCGTGGACGAGTTGCACCGGCACAAGTCGGCCGACCTCTACCACGTGTTCCGCGACGGGCTCGGGCCGCGCAACGGGCAGATCATCACCATCTCGACGGCGGGCGACGATGAGGAGTCGCCGCTCGGGAAGATGCGCGAGAACGCGATCAAGCAGTACGACGAGGAGCGGCCGGTGCGCGAGGAGGCGTACAAGGTGTACCGCTCGCCGACGGGCAACTTCGTCCTCCACGAGTGGTCGTTGGAGATGAACGACGACCGCGAGGACATGGCCGTCGTCAAGCGCGCGAACCCGGCACCGTGGCACACGATCGAGGCGCTCACCGAGCGGCACGACTCGCCGAGCACGACCTCGTGGCAATGGGCCCGATTCGCGTGCAACGTGTGGTACCCCGTCGGCGACGACGCGGCGATCCGGCCGGAGGAATGGGACGCGCTCTACTTCGCCGGGCTCCAACTCGCGAAGGGCGAGGTCGCGCTCGGGCTCGACTTCGGGTGGACGAACAAGTCGGACACGACGGCGATCGTCCCGTACCAATGGCACGACGAGAACCTCCAAGTCCTCGGCGAGCCCGTGATCCTCGAACCGACCGGCGACGGCTCACTCCTTGACGACCGCGCGATCAAGGAGGCGCTCCTCGTGCTCAACGGCAAGGAGTTCAACCGGGACGAGTTCACGCGCGAACTCGTGCTCGACAACGCTCCGGCGTCGGTCGAGAAGTGGGCGGACGCGATCGAGTCGGCACCGTCCGGGCTCACGATCAAGGCGATCATCTTCGACCCGAACCAGGGCGGGCAGCAGTTGTGCCAAGTGCTCGAACGCGACTACAAGTTGCCGATGATCCGGTTCGACCAGCGCGTGACGGCGCTCGCGCGCGCGGACGGGCAATTCATGGAGGCGATCCGGCGCAAGACGATCCGGCAGGCGTGGAGCACGACCGCTCGGGCGCACGTGATGAACGCCGTGCGCGTGGACGCGGCAGGCGGGACGTTCTACTTCGGCCGCGCGAAGAACGGGCCGCGCAAGCCGACCGATGCGCTCCGCGCAGCGTCGATGGTGCACTCCGTGGTGCTAGTCTCTGACGGCAAGCCGAAGCCGGACAAGGCCGACAAGGGATCGTACGCGTTCCTCTAGGCGGGGGATAGATAGACATGGCAGACCATCTCACGACGCTACGCGAACTCGACAAGGCGCTCGGCGAGCGGCGCAAGACGACCGACTTGTTCGAGCGGTACTACGCGGGCAACCACCGGCTCGCGTACGCGACGGCGAAGTTCGAGGACGCGTTCGGCGTCCTGTTCGGCGCGTTCGCCGACAATTGGTGCTCCGTGATCGCCGACACGCCGGTCGAGCGGCTCGGGATCGAGGGCGTCAAGGTCGAGGGCGCGACCGACAACGAGCAGGCGAAGCAGGCGTGGGACGTGTGGCACGACAACGGCATGGAACTCCACGCGGCCGTCGCGATGCTCGGGGCCGTCAAGACCGGGCACTCATACGTGCTCGTGGACGCGACCGGCGACAAGCCGACGATCAACGTGTGGCCGTCGAGCATGGCGATCGTCAAGCGCGACCCGAGGACGCACAAGGCGATCGCAGGCATGACCACGTGGAAGAACCTCGACGGCACCGTCGGCGCGGAGGTCTACTTGCCGGAGGGCACGCAGCGGTACAAGACCAAGGAGAAGCAGCGCGACGACGCGACGACGACGCTCGATAAGCGCGAGTGGGTCGTGGACGGCGAGCCCGTGGACACGAACGGCGTCATCCCGCTCGTGGAGTTCACGAACCGGCCGAATGAACTCGGCATCGGCCGTTCCGACCTCGCCGACGTGCTCGCGCTCCAAGACGCGATCAACAAACTCGCGAACGACATGCTCGTCGCGTCCGAGTTCGCCGCGTTCCGGCAGCGCGTCCTCACCGGCGTCGAGATTCCGAAGAACCCCGAGACGGGCGAGCCGCTCCCGTCGCAGCAGATCGAGGCCGCGATGAGCCGCTTGTGGGCGTTCGAGCCGGTGGACGCGAAGGTGTACGACCTCGACGCGACCGACCTCTCGAACTACGTCGCCGGGATCAAGGAACTCCTCAACCATCTCGCCGCGCAGACCCGAACCCCTCCGCACTACCTCATCGGGCAGATGGTCAACGTCTCGGGCGAGGCGCTCGCCGCAGCCGAGTCCGGGCTCGTCTCGCGCGTCGAGGCGAAGCAGTCGTCGTTCGGCATCTCTTGGCGCGAGGTCTTGTCGCTCGCCGGGATCGAGGGCAAGATCGAGGTCGTGTGGAAGAACCCCGAGCGCATCTCGCTCGCGGCGGCGGCGGACGCGGCGAACAAGTTGGCGCTCCCTGCACTCGGCATCGACCGGAAGTGGATTTGGGCGAAGGTGCTCGGCATGTCGCCGCTCGAAATCGAGGAACTCTCGAAGTCGCAGGCGGCGGCGCTCACGGCGATCGACGGCACGCCACCGGCCGACACGACGCCACCGGCGGACACGCCACCGGCTCCTCCCGAGCCGACCCCGAAGCCGTAGCGCGTGTGGCGACGGATCAACCTCGGGCTCGTGTTCGCGATGCTCGCGTTGTGGGCGCTCGCGACGTTCACCGGGCTCATCGGTAACACGGCGTTCATCGGGCACGTCTCGATGCTCGCGCTCGTGCTCGCGGCGCTCTCCGCGTGGCGTTCCGATGCCCCTTGACACGGGCTCGGATCGCGTCTATAGTGTGGGAGCAACACGGTACGGCGGAAACACGAAGCGCCCACTGCCACCCGGCCACCGCGAGGGGCCGCGCCACCAGGCGGAAGGCTACGGCCGCGCGGAGCACACCAAGCAAGGCTCATACGAGCGCGCCTGCACCTGCAGGTACCGTTACGTGCGACCCGCTGACCCTGACCCTGACGGCTAACGACCACGACCGCGCACTGCGCGGCGATCCCTGAATGAAGGCCAGGCGAGGGCACGCACACGGCGAGTGACCAGGTAAAGCGCAGCAGCAGCCCGGCCCGAGGTAACGCGGAGTGGCCACGAAGCGGGAAGTACGGCGGGGCAGCAACTGCGTGCAGCGCGCGCTGGTACGAGCCTTGCTTGGCAGGAGAGCGGGTATGCGAGCGCCGGGCAGAAACGCGCGGTCAAGGCCATGACCCGGGCTCCGCGCTCGCCGCGTGGCGCTCCGACGTGCCGACCGAATAGACCCTTGACACCGGCGCGGATCGCGTCTAGTCTTAGGGCATGACCACGATGACCACAACGAAGGAGCAGACCATGACACGTTGGACACACACCTGGAGCGACCGCGACGGCAAGCGCCACACCGAAACCACCGAGGGTGCCACCGGCCGCGACGCCAAGCGGGCGCTCTATGCCAAGATCGGCGTCAAGCGCCTGATTGGCGTCAACACGCAACCGGCGAACGACCAGGACGAGTCCGAGTGAACGCCCGCGACCGTCAACGCCTGGCCCGCGCCGCCCCGGGTTCCCCATCCTCTCGGATACGACGGAGAACGAACCGAGTACGCGCTTCGCGCGCGAGCCGAGTCGGTCGAGGGTATTGACGAGAACGACGAAGCCGCACGTTGGATCGCTCGCGAGTTGAAAAGGCGCGAATCGAAGGAGCAGTACGCTCGGAATCCCGAGAAGCACCGGAGACGACTTCTTGAGAGGTACGCCGAGCGGCCGGGCTACTTCGGCGCGCACGCGTGGCTCCAAATGAACTACCCGAAGCGGGGCAAGTGCGATCGGTGCGGCGTGGAGGGCGAGAGGACTGAGTACGCGTTCCTCGGAAAGCCGGGAGGATACGCGCGCGATCGCTCTCAATACCGAGAGTTGTGTTGCGGGTGTCACCGACGGATGGACGCGTGGCTTAGGCGGCTCGCGAAGTTCCCCGTCCCGGCATAGAAGTTTCGCGTTCCGTTGAGGGGGGGATAGTCGGAATGGCAGACACCTTCGCAGGAGTGCAGGGGATCGAGCGGGGCGACGTAGCCTCTCTCGTGCCGGAGCAGGTTTCGAGCGCGATGCTCGAATCGCTCTCGACCTCCTCGGCCATCCTCGCGCTCGCCACCCGCATCCCGATCAGCCGTCGGCAGGTTCGGTTCCCGATCCTCGCCGCGCTCCCGGCCGCGTACTTCGTGGACGGCGACCTCGGGCTCAAGCAGACCACGAAGGTCGAGTGGGACAACAAGTACATGAACGTCGAGGAGTTGGCCGTCATCGTGCCGATTCCCGAGGCGGTTCTGGACGACTCCGGGTTCGACATGTTCGGCGCGATCCGTCCGCTCCTCGAAGGTGCGATCGCCCGCAAGTTCGACGCGGCCGTCGTGTTCGGCGAGGACAAGCCGGGCTCGTGGGATGACGACCTCGTTTCGATCGCGGAGGGCGCGGGCAACACGGTCGTCCTCGGAACCGCAACTCCGGCCGAGGGCGGGATCGCCGAGGACTTCAACCAACTGTTCGGGCTCATCGAGGACGGCGGCTACGACGTGAACGGCGTGATCGCGGCTCCTCGGCTCAAGACCCGCATCCGCTCGGCACGCGACACGACCGGGCAGGCTCTCGCCGACCTCTCCACCGGCACCATCCTCGGCGCTCGGCTCAACACGGCCGCGATGCCGGGCATGTGGGCAGGCCGCAACGTCCAGGCGATCGCGGGCGACTTCTCCAAGGTGGTCGTCGGCGTCCGGCAGGACATTACCTACAAGGTGCTCGATCAGGCCGTGCTCACCGACGAGAACGGCGTCGTGATCCTGAACCTCGCGCAGCAGGACGCCGTGGCACTCCGCGTCGTGTTCCGGGTCGGCTACGCGGTCGCGAACCCGATCAACTACGTCAACGCTGACACGGCCGACCCGCATGGCGTCCCGACGAGCGCAGCGTTCGGCGTCGCACTCGACCACTAGACCTAGCCTCTCGAACCGGCTCGACTTCCGCTCGGTGCACACGCACCGGGCGTTTGTCGTTCTAGGGCTAGAATGAGCCCGTGAACGCGAAGCAGATCAGGGCCGCGTTCCGCAACTACCACGCGTTCCGAGAAGCGGCCCGGCGCGAGAACGTCTACACGCTCGACCTCCCGACCGGCGACGTGCTCTCGCTCCTCGACATGGAGCAGATCATCTCACCGGCGGGCCCGCTCCCCGAGCGCACGCGCGAGGCGTTCATCCTCGCCGTCGTGGAGGACATGCCACCCGAGGCGGTGGCGTCGGACATGGGCATCTCGAAGGGCACCGTGGCTCAACTCGTGAACAAGGCGCTCCTCAAGATCGAGGAGCGGTGGTCGCCGTAGCGAACCCGAGCCCGGCCGAACTCGATCGCATGGCCGACGAGATTCTCGCGGCCGACCTCCGCTCGGAGTTGTGCCGCGAGTGCGAGGGCCGTGGCGTCAACCTCGGCGACCCCGAGGAACTCGTCGTGCTCGACGCGAACAACGAGGACACCGGCGTCCGGGCGATCCTCGCGCGATACGTGTGCGAGCGCGGCCACGTGTGGTACGCGGGCGAGGGCAAGGCGCGCGGGCGCGGCGGCGAGGCTCCGATCCTCCTCGAAGATCACTACGCGCAGCGGCGGACGAAGGAGGTCTACATGGAGGAGGGCGTCGTCGGCGATTGGATCGACACCGAGTACAACCGCAAGTCCGATCGGTTCAAGCAGTCTGCGTCCGACGGTGGATAGGTAGACATGGCGATCGACGCACACTACCCGGCGAAGCCGTCGCTCTCGGAAGTCGCGACCCTCCTCCGCTCGCGCACCGTTGACGAGTACGGCAACGAGGAGTCGGGGTTCGGGCCGACTACGCGGCCGACCGACGTGCAGGCGCAGGAAATCATCGACTCGGCGTACAACCTCGTCGCGCTCCGCGTCGGCCGCATCTCTGACTCGTCCGAGGAAATCATCGACCAAGCGCGCTCGGTCACGATGCTCCTCGCGGCGCGGATGATCGAGACGGTCTACTACCCCGAGCAGGCGTCGTCCGACGAGTCGGCCGCGACGCTCTACGGCGAGATGTACGACGACGCGATCCGCTCGTTGGAGCAGGCCGTCAAGGACAACCGCGCGACGACGGGCACCGGCTTCATGGCGTCGATCCCGGTGCGCGGGCTCGCGGCCACCGAGGAGGCCGAGTACCCGATCAACTACGAGCAGCGGGACATGGACGACCCGCTCGTCTAGGCGATGAAGTTCGAGTACCAACTCGAAATCGACGTGCTCGGCGACGAGGCCGTCGTGCAGCGGCTCAAGTCGATGGGCGAGCGCGCGATCCTCGCCGAGCCCGCGCTCGAAGCCGTGGTCGGCATCCTGCGGAAGTCCGAGCGCGCGTTGTGGTCGGCCGGTCGCTCGTGGGCACCGAACTCGCCGTACACGGTGCTCAAGAAGGGCTCGAACCGGCCGCTCGTGAACACCGGCGCGCTCGAACGCTCGCTCACCGAGGAGCACGACGAGAATCAAGTCGTGGACATTGGGCACGACTCGCTCCGGTTCGGGACGAGTTTGTGGTACGCGCACTTCGCGCTTGGCACCGAGGGCGCGGGCGCGTCGCACTCGACCTCGCAGCCGAAGCGCGACGTGGTGAAACTCCGCGCGAGCGATCGCGTCGAAATCAACGAGACGATCCGCGAGTGGATTCTCCACGGCGAGGAGGCGCTCCGTGTCCTCTAGCATCGGCCCGATCTTCATGGCTCCCGAGTTGGAGGACGCGCTCCTCGACCTCATCGAGTCGTGGCTCCCGACGTATCTCACGGAGGTCGAGGTTCAATTCGGGCTCGAACCGCTGACGCTCGCGCGGCCGAAGTTCTACGGCACGTCCGTCGAGAACGACACTCACCCCGGCGAGGGGCTCCCGGCGATCATCGTCGTCTCGCCGGGCACGGCGTCGGTCATGGGCGAGGGGCAGTACCTCTCGGCGTGGTACGACGTGACGGTGGCGACGACCGTGATGGCGTCGTCGGAGATGGGCGCGCGGCGACTCGCGGCGCTCTACTCGGCCGCGATCCGGGCGATCGTCATGCAGCACGGCTCGATCGGCGGCAAGGCCGACGGCGCGGCGTTCATCGGCGAGGAGTTCCTCGGCTCACCGGCGCAGGACAACCGCAACCGCTCGCGCGGTGGCGCGCTCACGCACTTCCAACTCAAGATCGACCAACTCCTCGACCGGCAACTCGGGCCGACGGAGCCGACCCCTCACGACGGCATGGAGACGCCGGACTTGCCGATCGCGCAGGAGTTCGACGTGGTGATCGAGCACGATGAGCAGTAGAAGTTTCGCTCGATCGGAGGGTGGATAGGTAGACATGGCTCGCCCCGGTGTATCCGTCATCACGCGCGACGCTCCCCCGTCGAGCGGCCCGCCGATCGCAACGGGTACCGCGTTCGTCGTCGGAACGGCGGATCGCGGCCCGGCGAACACGTGGGAGCGCATCGAGTCCATGTCCGACTTCGAGCGGACGTTCGGCTCGCGGCAGTCGTACTCGTACCTCTACGACGCGCTCGACACCTTCTTCCGCGAGGGTGGCGGCTCGGCGTACGTCTCGCGCGCGGTCGGCCCGGCGGCGGCGGACTCGTCGGTCAACCTCCTCGACGCGGGCGACAGTCCGACCCTTTTGGCAAGCGCATCCGGGCCCGGCGCGTCCGGCAACGACCTCCGCATTGACGTTTCCACCGTCGGAGGAGTCACGACCCTCACCGTGAAGTCGGCATCGACCGGCGACACGCTCGAAACCTTCTCGACCTCGGGTGGCAAGGACGGACTCCTCGGCTACACCGGGTTCCGCTACATTACGCTCACCGACGCGCACGAAGGGCTCGGCGTGCCGAAGAACGTGACGGCTGCGGCTCTCACCGGCGGCTCGGACGACCTCGTGAACGCCGACTACTCGGCCGCGCTCGCCGCGTTCCCGGCGACGCTCGGGCCGGGGCAGGTTCTCGCACCGGGGCTCACCGACGCGACCGTCCACGAGGCTCTCCTCCTGCACGCGAGCACGCACAACCGCGTGGCGCTCCTCGACGTGCCGAACACCGACGACCTCGGGACGTTGGAGGACGCGGCCGATACCGCTCGCGACACCGGGCTCGGCTCCTACGGCGCGATGTTCGGCCCGTGGGCCCGCATCCCCGGCTCGGCTCCGAACACGCAGCGGTTCGTACCGTACTCGGCGGTGCAGGCCGGGCTCGAAGCGCGGCGCGACCGCGTGGCGTCGCAGAACATTCCGGCCGCAGGCCGCTCGTACCCGTTGCAGTACGTCATGGCGCTCGCGTACGAGTTCTCGGACGACGATCGCACCGAACTCATCGAGTACGGCGTCAACCTCGCGCACACGGTCGGCGGGCTCCGCGAGACGTACGGCTACCGCTCGCTCGCCGATCCCGACACCGACCCGAATTGGGTGCAGTTCAACTACGCGCGGCTCCGCATGGCGATCACGGCGTCGGCCGAGGACATTGGCGAGACGTTCCTGTTCTCGCAGATCGACGGCAAGGGGCTCAAGTTGTCCGAGTTCGGCTCGGCGATCGCCGGACTCCTCCTCGACTTCTACGTGCTCGGCTCGCTCTACGGCGACACTCCTGCCGAGGCGTTCCGCGTGGACGTTGGCTCCTCGGTCAACACGGCCGAGACGATCGAGGCCGGTGAACTTCACGCCGTCGCGGGCGTCCGCATGTCGCCGCACGCCGAGATGGTCGTGATCGAGTTCGTCAAGACCCCTATCACGCAGGCGGTCTAACGGAGGGGGATGGGTAGATGATCGTTTCGCAGACAAGGGTGACGGCGGTGATCGGGGGAATCAACCTCGGCGTCTGCGCGTTCAAGGGCGGCGGGCAAGTCGAGGCCGAGGAGACGAAGTACCGGCCCGGCTCGATGCAGCCGCAGCAGTCGCTCGGCGGGCCCGTGTCGGTCGAGAACGTCACCATCCGGCGACTGTTCGACCCGCAACTCCGCTCCCTGTTCCACACGCTGACGAACATGGTGGGCAAGGCGGACTGCACGGTCACGTCGCAGCCGCTCGACGCCGACGGCAACCCGTCCGGCGACCCGCAGATTTACCGTGGCGTCCTCAACCGGGTCACGCCACCCGAGTCGAACTCGAACGCGAACGACGCGGCCGAACTCGAACTCGAAATCAGCACGCACGGCTCGATCGCCTAACCCCGTCGTCTCGACGGACAACCAAGACAAGGAGGAACGACAAGATGAGCGGATACGACGCAGAACCACTTTCCCCGTCGAGCGCACCCGAGCCGGAGAAGGGCTCGGTCGTCTCGCGGCTCCGCGAGTTGCGCGAGAACTTCGCGACGGACGTGACGGTTGACCTCGAAGTGCCGGGGTACCGTGGCGAACTCGTCGCGCGGTACGGCGCGCTCCCGTGGGACGTGATCCGCAACCTCGCGCTCCGTGGCGAGCGCGGCAAGCGGAACCCGGACATTGCCCCGACGCTCGCGGCCGACGGGCTCGCGAACGCCGTGGTCGGCTTCTTCACCCGCGAGGGCGACGGCGAGAAGCAGCCGCTCACGTGGCAGGGCGATCCGGTCACGGACTTCGGCCCGGCGCTCCGCTCGGTGCTCGGCATCGAGGCCGAGACGGTGCGCGAGACGGTCAAGGCCGTGTTCCCCGACGAGTTCGCGCTCGTTTCGCACTACGCCGAACTCATGGAGTGGCAGTCCGAGCGCGACGACGGCGACGAAGGGCTCGCGGAGGCGGCGGCGTCCGACGATGCCGTCCACCCTACGTCGAACTAGCGGCGCGAGCCGCGTTGGTCGGAGTCGCGCTTGACCCGGCTCCGTTGTTCTACTCGAACGATCGAGACTACGTGCTCGTGTTCCGGCTCGTCACCGACCGGGCGACGGAGATGTTCAACCGCGTCCACGGAGGAGGATAGGTAGACATGGCCGAGGGCAACGAACTCACGATCGCGATGCGACTGCGCGGCGCGCGCGCGGTCAACGCGGAACTCGGGACGACGGCGGCGCAGATCGAGAAGGTCAACCGCGCGGCCGTCCGCTCCGCGATGCCGTTGACACGGATGGGCAAGGGGTTCGAGCGCGTCGGCACGACGCTCACGCGGCGGCTCTCGCTCCCGCTCCTCGTGGCGGGCGGCTACGCCGTCAAGATGAGCATGGACTTCGACACGTCGCTCCGCAAGATCATCGGGCTCGTCGGCATCTCGGCCAAGACCGTGTTCGGGTGGAAGAAGGGCAT